TTTGCTTTCGTATGCCATTACACCCAACCTTTCAACTGCAAGGGACTCGGCTTTCGCCGGTCCCCATCAGCTTACAGCGAGTCACAGACGCACCACACGCCAAGGGTCGCGTCCACGAGCCACGGATAAGCGTCGCAATTCACAGTCCGCGAACCAACGTGAACCCCGTAGATCCAGTAGCCACCGCCAATGAGCGCGTGCAAGCCAGTGTTGTTGGCCATGTAAAGCTGGCCAACTTTCTGTCCGCTCATAACGTCATACCAGTTCCATGCTGATCCGGTAGGGTCGTGAATGAACTCATCAAGCCACTTCCATACGTTTCCAACAAGGTCGCGAACATTCGTTGCGGAAACTGCGTTCTTTACATTTCCGCAGGCGGTTCTTGCCGTATTGGAAGTTGCGGACCATGCGTATGTGTTGTTACCATCTTCGCCCTGTGGAGAACCGTATGCGCCTTTGCAGAACTCAGCGTAGGTTGGAAGTCTCTTGCCTACTCTCATAGCTCTTTCATTGGCGATATACCAGTTTAATCCCTCTGTTCCAGTAATCGGCACAACACCCTTTTTGCTCTGCAAACCACTGGCACCATTGTCGGATGAAAGATATATGTCTCCCCAGAACGGTCCGATATAAACCATTCCGGTAGGATCACAGGTAGGTCTATGGAGAAGAGTCCATACAGAGTTAGGAACGATCCCCTCTGTTACGTTTGTTTCCCATCCACTTCCTAATGCAGCACCTGATGCGCTGATCGGAATACCAGAACTATTTGTTTTTCTGACAACACCGTAATGGAAGCCACCGATTTTTCTTGATGTAACTGCCGTATAACCGTTTGGATATGTCGTATTAAGGGAAATACGATACTGTTCTGCGGCAAAGTTCGTGGCATCTCCACCGGTAGGATCACAGATATAAATGCAATAGTCCTTTCCCACCTCAAACTTAGTTGCTGTTCCGTCCAAGTTGCTCGCTGTAAGAGTGGTTTTTTCTGTCTTAAAAACAGAATTGCCTACCGCAATCAAAACTCCTGCGATAACAGTAAGGGAACCGTTCTCCATGCGAATAAACTTCTTATCAGATGCAACGACATCGGACATAAGCGCAAGTTTCGGGGTGGTTATCTTCGCAATGTCATTTTCCATTGCTTCATCATAACCGTAGAATTTACTCATTAGCCAATTCCTCCTTAATCTGATTCAGTTCTTCGGCCGTCATGCCGAGACTGTCGTAAATGGTGTATGGTGCGGTAACTGCGATTTCTGTTGCATCCACAGATACCATAGCGGATGTGGAAATAACGGTCGTTTCCAACTGTTTCTCTCCTGTAATCTCATCCGGTTCGCCCTCTTCATGTGTTACGTTTGTGATTGTTACCGTCTTATTTCCGACAATCGCCTTTGTATTTGCTTTTGCCTCAGCACAATAGTGAATGGTAACAGTTTTCTTATCCTCTCCTACCGCAAGAACCGGGCAATGAAGATAATTCATTCTTTCAAGATCTTCGATGGCTTCCAACAGATCTTTTGCTGCAAATGCGCCATCATCCACCAAGGATTTACAATTTCTAATATCCTCAGCGGTTGCAAGTCTCTTAGGGAAATCTCTCATTTTGTCTACCTCCGTTATTTATTTACATAGCTTCCAACAAATCCGTCCACAAATGCCAAACCATTTCCGTCCATGATTCTGAAAGTCTTATGTGTCATAAGATCTGCATTGCTGATTGAGAATGTCTTTGGTGCGATCATGTAGTTATCATTCGCAATGCTTATGGTGTATTCTCCGGCCTCAGTCAGGTATAACGGCTGAGTAAAATCTGTAACGATGTATTTGTTACCGGATGTTACATTTTGTACAGTTATTGCAGCAGCGGTTCCAACGGTATCGTTGAAATGTATCTTCACTGCAAGGTTTCTAATGTGAGTTTCCACATCGTTAATTTCATTCTGCAATTTTCCGGCCGCATCCGCTGACAACTGATCTTTTATCATTGCGAACCATTGATTAAACAAAGTTTCCTGATTGTTCTCAAATGCCGTCATTTCTGCTGTGTAGTCCTTTTTTAACTGCACCACATCCGCATTTGCCGTTGCCTGCAGATTGTCAAGGAAAACATTGAATGTATCGAGATCCAAATTTGCCTGTTTATTGAACTCTTCTTTCTGATTCTCGAAAAACTCTGTGAATACCTCATACAAATCTGTTCCATTTTCCAATGCTGCCATGATTGCATTGACCGCAGTGTTGATACGGTTTGCGTCAAGCGCACCGAAAAACGACTCATCATATACTGTGTACTGGGTTACATCTTTTACGGAATAACTTCCATCTCCATTATCAATAGGAATGAACTTCCGCAAGCCGGACCATACGGCATCCTTATAGTCTGTCTTTAATCGTTCCCACGCCACTTAGAACACCTCCCTCCTTATCCCAAAATTAAAGGTAAGCATCTGCCGACCTCTGTATTGGTTTAATAGCTGATTAAACAAATCTAAAATCAGGCTTTCGATACGATTGAGTTCGTTGTAGTCGAATATCTTTCCGTTTGCCGTGTACAAAGGTGCTTCTCCAACATCCGGTTTGAATGTGTTTGCGGCGATAAGTGAAATATTTTCCTCCAACTGGTTTATCTCATCTGCGTAAAAATATTGGTCTTTGCTCCTATCGTCTCCAAGATCTTTGATAGAGAACTCCTGATACATTGCAACTGCTATTTCTCTAAGGTAGGCAAGATTGTTTTTGATGCGGTTGAAATCTTCCGTGTTGAAACGATCGCCGTGATATATACCGTCTCCATCCGTATAGCCGTACCAATCAGTTTTTGGAGTAGTCCATGAACCGGAAATAGAAACAACCATTGTTTCCGTTGTGCTGTTTCCGGCAGAATCGGTAGCTGTTACCACTGCCACATGATCTTTTTCAGACCCATCAATGCTTGCTGTGGCTTTGTATACCGTTCCAACGGAGTGAGAGAAATTCAGTTCTGCATCATCAAGTGTTCCAGTAACCTTTGCTATATCCGCCATCTTTCTCGCCTCCTATCCTTGCGTGTATCTGCCAACGTATGACAGTGGTAACTTATCAGGAATTTCCTTATCCGATATATTGGCATAGGAGCCAACATAGCTGCCGACAAATGCGAACCCTTTTAGTTCTTCAACAGATACAGAAATGGTGTATTTTCCTTTTGTCTGCACCGGGTTCGGAGTTATCGACACATCTCTTACTAATATGTTAGCTGCCATGCCACCACCTAATCTGTTACCGATACAGAGATTACATAGGTTGCCCCAACATCTGCCGGGTTCGGAGCCAATGAAACATCTGAGATAACTGGTGCTTTAGTATCAAGAGTAACTGTTCTTTTGACTGTGGTTGTTCTTCCAGCTCCATCTTTCGCCACGATAGTAATTGTATTGGAGCCATCCTTTAAGGTAATATCCTTTGAGAATGTACCATCGTCATATACGGTCACTGCACTACCATTGATTGTCAGTGTAACCGGACTGGATGTGGCATCGTTTGTTGTTCCAGATACCGTAACAGTTGTCTTGTTTGTGATGAGCTTGTCTACCGGGCTTGTAACTGATAACTCAGGTGGAACGGTATCAATCTTGAATGAAACGCTCTTCTGAGTAGCAGCATTGCCGTCATAGTCTGTAGCTTTGACAACTACGGTGTGTGAGCCATCTGCCAGTGCCGCCGTAGGTTTATAACTGCACGAATAACCGGATGATGTTTTTGTCTTTGTAACACCGGATATTTCAGATCCATCAATGAGCAGCTTAATTGTGTTTGGATTTACGCCAGAATCATCATCCGTAACTGTGAACGTAATCGTAGGCTGGTTGCTCGTAAGTAACTGCGATGCCGTAGGTGCTGAGATTGTGATAACTGGTGCTGTTTTCTCTTTAACGGTAAGTCTCAGTTTGCTTCCGAGAGTTGCATCGGATTGATTTACCGATGTGCTGTTGCCGGCCTCATCCTTAGCGATGATCTGTACTCCGTAATAATGTCCTGACTGATTGTATGAGGACTTTGCCGGAGCGGTAAGCGTAGCCTTGTAAGTCTTTGATGCGCTGTCGTATGCGAGTGTGGTAGTCACACCGTTTACGATAGCCTGTACGGATTTAATAGCCATTCATTTTCCTCTTCCTTTCTGTTCTTATTTTTCTGATACCCTACGGGCAATT